ATCCGCTTGGCCTTATTCTTTAATGCTCGCTGGATTTGCTGGTCGGATGCTTTCTTCGGCAATCCCAATTCTTTTGCTACTTTCATCCGTCCAGTAGGTAGCAGCTTCCTAAGTCCAGCGCCAAACGCATCCACACCAAGACTAAGTGCTGCACCGAAGAGCATGTTCTTGGCAGCTTCAGGAGAGCCGCCGATTTCTTCTTTGCCCGATATAGCTTCCGCCGCCTGCTTGCCAACATTAACGGTTCCAAACGTCACAGCCGATTTAGCCGCTCTCGCAAGAGGCCCGACTACAGTAGGTAATGCACCGGCGACAGTTGTAAGGGCCGCTATGTCCACCATTGCGGGTAGCATGTAGTTTTCTGTGAAACGCCCACCAGGAGAGGCCCAGTGTTTTTCTTTTTCCGGGCCAAACAGTACATCCCCCGGCCCCATAGGCCCCAAGCCTTCGTGCTGGGACGGCATTGTATTTCGTTCCCAGAAACTCTTCTTGGGCTCCGTGGACAGAATCTTACTCACGGTATCTCTGGGCTGAGTAGCCAAGATATCATCCACGACACTCTTCGCCTTTACCTGGTTGGGTACGGATACATCATTCGGATCATCAGGTCTGAATGTGTAGCTTCTCGGTTTAGTTGCTAATATATCGTCAACGACACTTGCCATTAGTAGCCTCTCATGGGATTGCCAAATGGAAGGTTAGGCTTTGTTGTAAGTGGCTTCGTTGCTTTTCGCTGCTGTGGCTTTGAGAAATTAGACTCATTATCTTCTATCCATGTAAGTATCTTGGCGCTTATCAATGGGTCGTTCTTGCCTTTTTCATACGCCTCCCAGATTACATTGGACACGTACTCACCCGTGTCTTTTATGGTGGCATTCTTAACACCGAGCCAGATGTCGGCTCCTATAAGTGGCGGCTTTTCTGTTCGGTGCTTCTTGTCCTTTGCAACGGGCTGTTTCATTTCTATCCCTGGCGGTGGCGGGGCAAGTTCAGGGGCCGCTGGCGGTAGTTCGGGAGCCATCCTTGGCCCCATGTTGTCCATCGCCGCTGGCGGTAGTTCAGGAGCCCTCATTGGCCCCATTATGTTGTCCAGCGCCGCTCCGCCTGTAGGGACAAAAACATTCCCCTGCATGGGCATAGACCTCGTGCCTGGGTTGGTGCTTATCCTTGGGTCATTTTCGTCCCAGGGGAACTGTTCCGCTCCAAAGCCCATGAGGCTCTTGCCGCCCTTAGTTTGCTGCTCTACACCCATGCGGGCATTCCACGTTTCGCGGAAATACGCCTGCTCCTCTTCTGTCTTTGCTCCAGCAGCAGCCTCAGCAGCTTTGTAATGAGCTATTAGTTTTTCTCTGGGGTACTGCGATTTAAAACCAAACCAAGCATCTTGGGGGGACTCTTCTATTTTAGCAAGCTCACTATCGATAGTCTTATTGATACGGTCTATGCTCGCCTTCGGCAAGGTGTCTTCTAACCCCTCTCTTAGCCTGGCGTCATTCAATGCATCCGGGTCCCCCTGTGTGTTCCACGGGGTGGAGCCGAAGTTTATCTCAGTTCCCCCCTGCTTACCCAGTCTCATTAACTGCAACCATTCCGGTGAGCCTACAGGTATGTCGGGATTGTTATGAGCGTAACCTGCTACCTGGTCGCTAACAGATGGCGGTCTTTGAAATGCACTCGGAGACATTTCGCCAGTCATAGAGGATAACGCACCAGCCTGTTCTGAATTTGTAGTCTGGGCTGTATTTAATCGTAGATTCGCATTCATCCAACTCGACTCTGCATTCATCGCACCCGCTTGCTCGGTTGGACTCTGACCAGCACCACCACCAAGCAGAGAGGGTACGTCAATGCCAAGCTGCTTTGCACCCTGCTGGACAAAAGCTATTCTTTCGTTTTTGTCTGTGAACCTTTGGGATTCCTGCAACAACTTGCTCAGTGTAGCCATCTGCATCTGGGCAGTCTGTGATTTTATATTCTCAGTCCGCGCCCTGTATCCAGAACCACCCTGGGTCAACCATTGTCCTATACCACTTAAAGCTCCCATGATTTATCCTTTACAATTATGACCCAAGTTTGGTCCCGTAAGCATTCCCAAATCCACCAGCAAAACTATTAAGCAGTGAATAGCCCAGTCCAGCACCAGAAACATTGCCCGAAGATGAAGACGAGCCGTAAGGCTGACCGACAAGAGCCATTAGTATCTCAAGGTCTTGTGGATTAGTTAGATTGTACTGCTCGGCAAACTGTTGGATCGCCAGATTCAGTTCCGCCTGTCGCTGCTGTTGTTCAGCCGAACCCAGACCGTAGACCTGCCCCAAAGCACCGAGCTTGGCCGACGCCTCCTGTGTGGGTTGGGAACCGTAAGCCATTGCAGGTGATACAGCCGATAACGCCCGGCCAGCCTTCGCTTCCTCTATCGTCCTATTGGCCTCACTGGCATTCCACGCCAGTTCACTTCTCTTTGTGCCCAGCCAGTCGCCCAGGTCCTGTGCGGCCTCAGACTCTTCGTTAGCGCGGGCGGAAGACCAGTAACCAGGACCAGCGTATGCCTCCTGAACAGCGGGCCTTACGTCCGTTGCAAACGTCTTACGGGCGGGATTCTCTATTACGTTCCTGTAATAATCGCCTACCTGCTGGTCGGTTATAGGTGAAGCACCCGTATCGCCGGACAGTAGCCCCTGTAGCGCCTGGCCGGTTTCGCCGTACATGGGTATGTCCTTATACGCCGATAGCGAATCGAGAAACCCCTCAGCCCCAGACCATACGCCTGTCTGTGCGGCATTAGGGTCTGCAAGCCTCTCTCCTGTATAATCAGTCATCCAGTCGCCAGCACCGATAGATGGGGTATAGGCGTCGTAGAGTTTCTTTTTTGTCTCTCTGTCTTCCGGTGTGTACTGTGTAGTGGAAGACTGTTGACTTGAACTGGCTGGCTTTGTACTCATTTTACGTTCCTCGTAAACCTGTAAAGACCGTCTTTAACGTCTTCTGTCTCAAACTTGTATCTTTTTGTCAATAAAACTGCTACGCGGGGATTCAATGTGCCGCACTTCACAACCTCACAGCCGCGACTTGCCGCCCAACTCAATAGCCCCTCGAACATAAACCGGGAATACCGAAAGCCCCTGCGGGCCTGAGCTTGGGCAACCCAGACATGAGAGCCCTCGTCGTAAGCTACCAATATCGCTTGTATAAATCCATTCTCTGACGCTACAGCACAAAAAGTCTTATCTGGCCGGTCCCTCATGCCTTTAATAAGAGTAAGGTAGACATCATCAAGCGGCTCGTCAGCCATAATAAACCACGGCACAAACCACTTGGCCATATCAGGATTGTCTTCTCTTGTGATTCTCATTTGACTTTCTTTTCAAGCGGTTCAATCCTCTTTTCGAGATTCTCGATCTGAGCCGCCTGCTCCTTAATCGCACCGAGCATTATTGATATCAACGCTGTAGTCTCCGCACCATCGGCGGCGATATGTTTTACATCATTCACATCGCACCAGTAAGGAACATCATTACCGTCCCTCGGAAGCACTATCGACTCCCATTTCTCTTTTGTTTCATTGTACTTGTCTTTCGTCGCTGGTTTGTATACCGCCTTCGGCATCGTCGCATAATCCAGCATTGGAACGCCGTATACAGTTTTTTTGGATTTGTGAGGCTTGATCGCTTTTAGTGCCTCCACGTCAGACACCTTACTTCCGTCCTGAAGCTCAACTCCTTCATCGAACCAGCCCAGGCATCCCCTGTCTGTCAGCGTCTTATATGATATATCACCCCAATACGTACTCGCATTTCCGAAGTTCTGACTTCCAGCAGTTCCCGGCATTACATGCCCAGTTGATCCAAGTTTCATCACCCCCACTCGTGCACCACTGCTCCATGTATCGAACTGGAATCCGAAATTACTAGCGGCAGACGACAAATTCCTAATCTTACCCACCATATTCCCGCCATCAGAGTCGGTAAAGCCTATCCACACGCCCTCGCCCACTGTCCCATTTTGCCCAGTGCAAACCAACTGAAGTGATTGGGCTCCACCAGCATTTCCTCCACCAGCAGCAGTGACGACTACATCACCTGCAACCGTAGTTACCCCAGTCACGTTCACGTCCTGCGTGAAAGTAACATCGCCACCATCTTCTATCTGAATCGCATCAGGGTCGCCTGTAGAGCCAAGATACTTATTGTTGCCGATTCGGATACTGCCATCGTAATAAAGTATATTGTCTTTCGCAGTCGAGTTGTCGGTAAAGACCGTACCTCTGGCTGCATTACTAAACCTGCCTATCGTAAAATAGTTTTCATAGGCGTTGGTATCGCAAATGATACCATTCACGTCCGCCCCCCCAACACCAATATCGACATAATATATATCGTTGGATGCGTCTGTTCTAAGCGCCGTTCCATCGTTTGGCTCGCCGATAGTCAAATGCCACTCATTGCCGTATGTATAATTCCCTCCCCTTATCTCGAAAAGGGGATTGGCCGTAGTCGTTAAGCTGTGATTGTTCTTTGATGTTATTATGTTCTGAGCGAATGTCTTACCTGCCGACGCATTTACATAGAAGTAATAGCCATCGGCTATAGACCCATTGATCTCCATGAAAGTCAATATATTCGCGCCGAAGCCACCTGACGTATCGTCGAACTCAACAAGTATATCTCCACCGCCTACAACGACATTGAAAAACATATTACATTGACTTATCGACGGGCCTGATGGGTCTGTATACAATTCACTTGACGGTGCAAATTTTAACGCAGTCCCAGTGCCATAGTAGACAAGTTCGCCATTGAACTCCCACGTCGTTAGCATCTGGCTGTCTATTACAAGTCCATCACTGGCCGCAATATCCGCCAAGTTCCATAGAATTCTAACGCCATCAAAGCGAACCACTGCACCCTCAAGGGGAGGGACAGTAACAGTTGTAGTGCAAAGTATTGTTGCGTAATCGTCAGTTGCCCCAGTGCCCTTACCGCCGCCTATCACCCAAAGATTCGCTCTCTTGGATACCATTGTGGCAAACGCTTCATCAAGTCCATCTGTCGTACTTGACGAAATGTCTACCGATGCTCCATTTGGCTCATAGACCTGCCATGTACCATTACCTGTATTCACCATGAGAACAGATCGCCACAGATTGTTGGCGGTGTAGCTCAAGACACTTTTCCCATCCGACGAAATACCTAATCTGTCGGTGTTGTAGGTGCGAAGCACAAAATCCTGCTCAGTGATAGTCCCGACGCCGCCATACGAATCCCTGTTAGCGAAGAGATACGCATCACCACTCCCTGCGTACAATCCAAGCCACGCATCACCACTGATGGTTGCGTTAGCATCAATCATCTTACCGCCGGTGGGAACAGCTATATTCAGAGCGCCAGTCATCGTAGTTACCCCAGTCACGTTCACGTCCTGCGTGAAAGCAACATCGCCACCATCTTCTATCTGAATCGCATCAGGGTCGCCTGTAGAGCCAAGATACTTATTGTTGCCGATTCGGATACTGCCACTGAATATGCCGTCTACGCTATAAAGAGTTTTCCATTGATACGCAGCCAGACCAAGATAGAGCGTACCGTCAGTACCCGGCTTCATATCGGTATAAGTGATTGTGCCATAAGCACAAGGGCACAACAATAATACTAAGATGGCTCCACAACAAATTTGTCTACCCATACATCTGATTCCCTTCTTTGGACTCGCACGTAAGTGCCATCCATATAAAATCGCCAACTACCGTTCGTCAACTCGTCACCCATTGGTATAATAGTCCCACCCGTCGGTATCTCGTTCGATTGAGTAAGATTTACAATGTCCCTCTGGAGTAGCTTTAGGTATTGTTCAAGGTATAGCCTTAAATCGTTCAACTCTGTAGGGCAGGGAGGTATTTCGCCAGTTAAAAGGCTCATCTGTTTTCCTCCACGTAAGGCTCAAGCAGTCCATACCGGCGTATATGAAAGTCGTTGCCGCTGTCATTGGTAAAACGCGCCTGTATTCTTTTGGAACTCCTTTCAATATATATAACATATTGCTCGAAGCTGCTTGTCAGTGTGGTTGCTGAATTGCTTGTCCAACTCCCATTGTCGAGCTTCCAGTCTATTACTACGCTTGTGCCTTTAGCCTCAAATAGAATCCCCGGCCACCGCTTATATTTATCGGGTAGTTCGAGGTCTACCACTGGAGTGTAGTGAGCAGAAGAAAAAGCTGTGCCACCGTAAGAAGTGATATCGGAAGCAAACTTGTAAATGTACCCATCGGAATCACCGATGTATAGGGCGTCTTTTGAAGATACTTGCTGGACGGATTGATTGTATGTGGAGCCAGTAGCATCGAATATAACCGCACCTGTCGTTCCGTCGAGAGCCGGTGTGTCGGTGGATAAATCAGAATAGCCCGTTCCCGTACTCTCCGACGGCTGTAGATAGCACTTACAGCATACTCCCGCCGCATCGGCTACTATACTCACATCTGTTACTGTGAAGTAATGCGTTCCACTGGGAAAATTACCAGACAGCGAACCATCTACGAACCGTATTATCTTATTGGAGTAATCGGTGTCGTCCCCAACCAACTGCGTACAGTCTCCCGTCTTCGTTGTGAAACACATAAATAAGCCGCCCGCACTAAACTCGCAATCGGTAAAGTCAAGCGTACTGTCTATCGTTGTGAAGTCCAACTCGTTAGAGGTTAGATCGCCCTTGAGGGTGTCGCCATACCTCAGCGTAACATCGCCCGCAGCGTTCGTATCGTCGGCAGCCGAGTATAACGAAACTATATTCAGAGCGGCCTGATAAGAGTCACCGGTTATAAGTGTGCTTGCCGTTATGAGTGAAGCTGCTGTTATCCCGCCGCTTGTATACTTATCGGTAAAATCATGGGATGTCCACGTATCCTGCTGGGTATCGTAACCGTATGCCTTTGTGATATACTCACTACCATCCGGTACAAAGAATATCCAGAGCATCTTGCCTTCGGGTCCGAAAGCCATCCACGCCCTATTGATATAATCTGTTTCAAAGTCAGAGAGGAGGTTGTCGTGTATCTTATCACCTATCCTCTTCTTTACACTACCGCCATAATAGGTATAGACGTTATAATCGTTGCCAATGAAGTAGTGTATGTTCTCCCTTGAAACCAACAGGTGGGAGCTTAACAGTCCAAGGGACTGTATCATTGGGCGGGGTTCGAAGACTGTAGTACCGCCAACATAATTCATCGACCAGATGGAGTTGGTCTGATAAATGATGTAGTCAAGACCGAGAGGGGCCGACCAGACATTGTAGCCGCCTGTGTCCAGTAGATCAACGAAACCCGAACCCGTCCCCGTCCACGTCTGTATCTTGCCGGCAGTCGGCCATTGTATTCTCTGTCTGGACTGTATCCACGACTTGCCGGAAGAACTGTAATTGTACGGGCTGATATGCAATAGCCGCGTTCTTGTCGTTCCGACCTGAAGCGCCCTGTGCTGTGTGCCGTCGTGATAGCCGCCTGCGCCAACGAGGTCGGCAAAGTCGACTTCCTGTTGCCCCGCCCATCTTTGGATATTAGACAGCCCCCCATCGCACAGAATAAGATGGTGATACGCCACGGCCCTGTTGGGATTATCGTCTAAATATATGGCCGTATCGTTGTGGCCAACCTCAACCCAACTTACAGGATTGCTTATCGCAGACGACATCGTAAGACCAGACTGGGTAATATCGTTCCATGCACTGGTTACATTGTTGTGCTTGTATATTTTTGACGCCGTACATGCTATCGTATGAGACGCACCGTTTATCTCTGTGAACTTCAGGACTGCAAGAACTACTTCGCCGCTATTAAGGCCTGAAGACAAGTCCACTGCCGCAAAACCTTGTGCCGTCTTGACCAGACCGCGGGCGTACAGGATGTTCTTACTGCCAGGCGCAGCCTCCCTTAGGTCGAGCATATTGTCCGGCAATAGAGAATTAAGTCCTCTGTCCGGTGCATTTGTTAGTATCTGCGGCATATTAGTATCCCCATGCCTGCCAGTAATATGCATGAGGAGCAGAACATTTATTTTTTATTTGCCCAATAGATAACAAAGCGCCTGTTTTTTGCCCCACCATCCAAGCTTCATTCATATGACCAGCATCCAAAACTGGTGTAGCACTCATCGAAATTATAGCATTTGGAAATGCAGTTCCATAAGTAACATCTAAAGTAGCATAAGCAGCGATAGAAGATGTCTTGCCATGTTTAAAAATTAAACCATTTGGAAATGTTATACTTTCTTCCGCGGCCTGTACAGTCGGATCGTAGAATAATCCTATTCCCGCCGTGCCTCCGAACTGGGGGGCAGTGTTGTCTATCTTCACTACGCCATCAATGGAAACCTCAGCCCCGAAAGCCACGCCATCACCAAAGTCCACTGTTCCATCGAAAGATGCGTCGGCGAGAAATGCAACGTCACCGTTGAAATTCACCGTGCCGTCAGTTTCAATCTTACCAGCAATAGTCAGATCGCCTGTTATGGCAACGTCCGAAAAATCCACACTAAAGTCGAACAGGTGCGCCCCGTCCCAAGTGAAATCAGCACCCTTACAGATACTCAATGGCCCGATCCTGACTACAGTGATATCGGGAGAACCAGCCGATGCAGTTCCGGTCATGCAGTATAAGCTGGCATGACTGATACAATACATCATCGCACCCAAAGGCGCAGTAGTAGCATCCACGTAAGCGGTAAAGTCCGCTGTATCGTCACAGACAAGCATTACCCCACACTTACCTGGGATATGCTCACCGCCTGCTGTGGTGTCGCCAAAAGCGACGTGTTCTTTCTCAATTCGTTTTCGTACTGCTATCGCAAGATGATTAACATAGCGATAATCCAACCCATGAGGCTGGTCAATGTCAACATCTTCAGTCCAGCCTGTGCCGGTCCCATTGGGATGAACGCTCACGCTTCATCTCTCTTTCCCCTTCTCATTATATCCGATATCTTTTTGAAGTCATCCATCGTATTGAGTGATAAAGACTCTTCGTTCGGAGCCTTTGTCTTCATTGTCCTGCTGTGCCGTCGTATCCACGGCGTTACATGCTCCCTGTCGTACGCTGTGTAGGCTGATATATGCGCCTTATGCAAAACAGAGAGAGTAAACACTTCTACATCGAGACCGTCGCCCCTACCCATATCGCTGTCGTGATGGTTGTATGCGTAATCCACCATGCCGTTAGTAAAGAACTCTTCGAGAACGCCATCGACAATATCTGTTCGCATTAACGGACAGTCGGCGGTAATCCTTACTATCACATCCAGCTTATGCCTCTTGGCTGCGTGCCACAACTCCCCCAAAGGGTCGCGGGCTCCTTGCCAGCGATAAGACTGGTATCCCTTGACTTTACAAAACCTTACCAATTCATAGTCGGGCGTAGTTACAATGACAGCACCCAGTATCTCGGAGGCCATTAACGGCTTAACCACCCGCTCCAGAACGGTAACACCACTACCCTCCGGTATTTCAAGGAGCTGCTTGCGGGGTAGTCTTGTACTACCCAGTCTTGCCTGTACTATCGCTCCTGTTTTCATTTGTTCCGCCTAAACCATCTCGCACCACACCACGGGCAGCATGTATCATATTTAGGTATAACAGGTTTCGGTAAACCCATAAAATGACCCAACTGAGTCAACCATGAGTCGTTGACAATATAGAACGTTTCGTCGCAAACGGAACATTTCAACGGTGTTACTATCCTGTCATTGTCCCTTAGTATCGTAATCTGGGAGTAGTCCTTATAGCTTATTGGCCATGTTATCTTGAACTTGCCTTCTAGATTGTTTATCAGTTCAGCCGCCCGTTCGGTAGCCTTGCCGTCCATCAAACCGTATCGACCACATTCAAGATCGTGTATCGCATCAGGTGAAGCGTTCGTCCCGACATCACATCCCTTTATCATCTCAGCCAGTTTCTCAGGACTATCCGCCGAAGGTGAAACCTTTGATATGGGCGAATCCGACTTAGCCCACCAGTTGCCGAAAGCGTTCTGGTCACCATACTGGAGTGCAGGCTTGCCCAGGAAATGCGCCTCTATCGCTACAGTAGAGCCAGCGTGAACGATAATATCGCCAGCCACTATCAAATCAATGGCTCTGCAATCAGTATCTACTGGAATACCCTGTGGGACAAGAACTTGTTTGTATGGTTCCGGTGCTACGTTTGGATGCAGACTGACCAGTATATTGTATTCAGGTAGAGACTTCTTTAGAACGCTAATCATTTGAAGCCACTTGCCCCGGCCCTCGGCATCGCTGTTACACGAACCGTTTTCATCTATCTGGAGGTCAGGGGCGCTATCCATAAAGCCCCACGCCGACATAACTACTACTGTTTTCTTGTCCTTGTCCAACCCAAACTTGTCATACGTAGCAGCTTTAGACGTCAGCGTATCAAGAATATCGGGCCGCTTGTATGCGTCGGCAACAAACGCACCAACAGACACAGTCTTGAATGTTACCTTGCGCTTATTGAGAATATCCGCCTCATCAGGACCCCACACCAACTCAACGTCCACATTGTATCCGTATCGGCCTGTAATTTCATACTGCTTGTTGGGGTCCATAGCCTTGAAGTCAGACCAGTCGCAACTTGGCTCAGTGTGCCTTGTAGCCACTCCGCAACCCCACGCCTTCAACTGTTCAGCGAAGTCGCGGGAGTATACGTTCCGCACAGGGGGAAGAACTACTACATCAGGCTCAAGTTCCAACACCTTCTGCCTTCCCTCTCTGAGACATGGTGCAACCCATGTTTCGTTGCCCATAGCCTTGAGTTTATCGGCCAGCATTTCGTCAATAAGTTTGTCTCTTTGTGGTGACGCTGTCAGAATTAGGATTTTTTTAGCCATTCGTTTCCTTTGTGAGTATTAGTCTTGCGTGCGTGGAGCCACCAAAGCCCCTCTTAAAGTACGATATACTGTCATCGTATTTCTGTTCGCCCATCTCAAACATTCGGCAGCCAAGCCTTTTAGCTTCAAGGATCGCCGCCCATATCAGATGATGGGTGTTTGCGTTGTCTCTCGATACGGCACTGGCGTAGTACGCCGAATACTTATTGTGATATACCATAACAGCCATATCGTCATCGTAGACAACAAAACCCTGTCCTTGCCGACACATCTTGTTTTGTATCTTCCAGCTTTCTACTGGACGGGAACGGGTATCCTTCACCCTGTTCCTCATCTCGTAAACGTGATAGGCATTATGCGTAAACCTTGGGTTACCCTTTGTCACAAGCGACTTATAGCTCTTTCTTAACCCGCCCTTCAATGCTTCAATACTCTGCGTCAGGTCTATTATCTGTGTTAAATACGGGGTAGCTTTATACCCAAGTTTCAATAGGACCAAACTGGCATCACTCAGTTCTCCCCCTTCAAGAAAGTCCATATACGTCACATCGCCTCTGGATGCAAGAGCTATCATCTTAGCCCTAACAAGAATTGGATTGCCAGCACTTACTACTGGCCGCCAGAAGCCGGTTATCTCGCCGCCTTTTAGCCCGGCAACCACTTCGCAGTCATGCGAACGTACACTCAAGTCCCTATATGGACCACTCATGCTTTGTGCATACTCAACGTCAAGTGGGCTATAAAGAGCTGTATACTTTTCTATCAAATGAGAAGTAGAGTCCATCGTAGTATTGCCCGTCCCAGAATTTTCGTTTCGGCAGATTAACCATATATCCATTAAACCGCTCAACCATAGTCCGCCAGAACCCGACCGCCGGATTACACATGTAACACTCGCCACACACCGTCTGGAGATTCAACCGGCCAAACCCTTCCCGCAACAGCAACCGAATAGCCCGTTCACCAATGCCGTTGCCCTCTTCCTTGGGGGCTACTCTCAAACTGATCTCTGCTATCCGGTTTTCCCACTGGATGTATGTCAGTCCACAAGTAGCTACGTGCCTACTGCCGTCATACACTGCGTAGTAACGATGCTGAGAGTTTCTGTTATTGATAACGTCCCGAAGGAACTCTTCCTGCATATCCTCGGTCAGCATATAGGGCGTGCGTAGAGACGGCATGGAGCTATTGCGCCATAGTCGCGTTCGCATACAATCGTTATGGTTTACTTCCTGTAACTTCATTTTACAGAAATCATCCTGTGTGTAGCCTGCGCCACCTCGCCCTGAAGTCCCTTCTCAGGATCGTCCCAATACTTCCTTACTATATATATGCCCTTCTTTATCGCCTCGAACGCCTGGTCCATTTCTATCTGGCCGTGAGAGTAATTGGTGAACTGGGCATATCCGAAAAACACTTTTGTTCTTAACGCTGCCTGCCAGAACAGTGACTTATGAGCCTCGGTCGGGAAGTTGAAGAACGTCCGACACGGCAATCCTATACACTCGACGCCGTCAAGGCCATCAGCCGCCGACCGGAACACCTCCGTTAGCCGAGTACCCGCATTCCAAATGTTCTTTACTACCGGCTCAGTCGTTAGTACCTCTAACACGGCTAACGCAGCAGCTATCCCCAATAATTCCCCGCCAAACGTGGAAGATACAAAGCAATCATCCTTCAGGACACTCATTATGTCTTTGCGTCCGCAAACAGCACCTACCGCTATACCATTGCCCAGCGCCTTGCCGATAGTACACATGTCAGGCGTAATACCATAATGCTTCTGTGCCGAGAGGCCGGGAGTCCTGAATCCCGTTATCACCTCGTCAAAGATGAGTAATGTGTTGTACCTGTCGCATAGAGTCTTTACCTTCTCAAGAAAATTGTCCTCCGGCTCAGCCAGAATATACGGCTCCATTATCACGGCGGCACAGGTTTTCCTGTTGGCTATCAGTAACTTCTTGAACGCTTCGTAGTCGTTGTACTTGAATTGTATCACGGACGGCATCATCCCCTTAGTCGGTAGAACACCAGCGTGCCTCGGCGTAGTCAGATTGTACCAGTCGTGCCAGCCATGATAGCCGCAACACAGAATAGTGTTTCTCTTCGTATATGCCCTTGCTATCCTCACCGCCGCCGTATCGGCCTCACTGCCTGTTTTAACGAACCTCGTCATCTCAGCACAAGGGATTAAGTCCCTCAGCTTTTGTGCCAGTAGTGTCTCAGATGGGTGCGGCAGGCTAAACAGTGTTCCCTGTAACAACTGATCCTTAACGGCCTGCACCACAGATGGGTAGGCATGGCCAAGAAGGTTAGCGCCAAGCGAGCATGGGAAATCAACGTATTCCTCCCCGTTCTCGTCCGTCACCCACGCGCCATGACCACTTACAATGTATTTCGGATAAACCCCTTCAACATGTCTGTTGGGCATCTTGCTTTCAGTTTGTACGCCATTAGGGATTACTTCTAATGTGTCATTCCATTCCATTTTTTGCGTCCTTCCATTTGCGAGGGTCTAAAAGGTTTATGTCGTCCTTGCCAGCCTTTTCCATTGCAACGAACGGGGCAAGGGTAAATGCAAGCATATCTTGTGATTCAGTACCAACCACTGCTATATCCACGTTCGGGTTCATCAACACGAAACTCAGACAGGCAAAGGCGTTCCAGTCTTCAATTATCCTGCCCTTCAGAAAGATAGACCTGGCCATGATAGTATCGCCGTGCAACATCGTTTTCTCGAACCGCCTGTCCCACAAACTGTACGGCACTTGAAGAACCCCATAATGAGTTTTTACTTCTGGTTCGTACAGAGATACCCCCACATGTTCGGCCCCAGTCGACTTGGCAGTCCCTATCTCACCATCATGGGCAAGCACCGCCCATACGCCCGGCCTGGGTTTCTGGCCCGGATATACTTTGGTAATTACCTTGAAGTCTTTAACGTAGGGCGAGTAATCCCATTCATACGATTCCGCCGTGTCAATATACTGAACACCTACATACTTGGCGTACTCCAGTATCTTTTCCGGGTCATCGACCTTAACGCCGTTGTACTTCTTGCCGAAGTTGGCGGTTCCTATGGCTATTCGTTCAAGCATAGCTTCCTTCTCAATTCTTCTTTTGTCATCCACCATTCGTTCGTGTTACTGTCGTATCCATCAGATAAGGATTCGTGCAGCTTCTCTCCTGGCCGGATACCTGTTATCTTAAATGTGCAGTTCGGGCTAATAGTCCTTGCCACATCAGTTATTTTCATCGACGGAATATCGGGGATGTGCACCTGTGGTTTGTCACTCTCAATCGCCGTTAGGACAAGGTTACATGCCTCTTCCAGTGTTATCCAGAACCGCGTCATTCGCTCGTCGGTAATAGGGAACTCTGTAACACCTTCGTCTTTCAGTTTAATGAATGTTTCAATCACAGAACCACGAGAAGCCAGAACATTGCCATACCGAACAACAGAAAAAATAGTCTCATTATAAGCGTTGGCCGCAAGAAACAACTTCTCGCCGGATAGCTTGGTTGAACCGTAAAGATTCACAGGCGCAACGGCCTTGTCAGTAGATATTAAGACCGCCTTTTTCACACTACTGGCAAGACAAGCCTCGACAACATTCATAGTGCCGATAACATTGGTCTTTATCGCTTCCGTAGGATTGTACTCTACTTTCGGAATATGCTTTAACGCAGCAGCATGAATAACAACGTCAACTCCACTGAATACTTGCTTGATCCTATCGGTATCACGGACATCGCCTAATATAAACCGAAGACAGTCTATACCGGAAAACTTCGCCGCCATGTGGTGTTGTTTGTTTTCGTCCCGACTCACTATGATAATCTTTTTCGGCTTGACGGCGGCCAGTACAGGGACAAGAGCATTCCCCAGCGATCCAGTACCCCCGGTTATACATATTACACTATCTTTGAGCATTGTCATTCCTTTTCGTAACCATCTAATTCAACCCACTTACCAACCCATCGCTTAATAACAATAAATGTATGCTGTCGGCAGTCGTACTCTTATGCACTCTTTTGGCATCTGGTCCCTTGTTAAGTCACATCCAGTCTTCGTCCAGTGACTCGTTCCGTCGCCGTGCGATTCAGCACAATCCCGGCAGCAGACGGGAACTTCCGTTTTAACAGGACAGTCAAGATCGCACTTGTAGTCAGACACTCCTGAGCCACCTCCCATTCACTTGCTTCCTGCGATACTGAGAAGGACCACCGTAAGTCGTGGAGCCAAGGGAAATTTGAGTCGCCCTTATCGTCCTCACCATTGTATCGAACCTATCGGGAGTAATGGAGAACCCGGCGTCAACGCCCTGTTCGCTATCGAGGGTAATATGCTTTTCAATAACTCTCGCACCTAATACGCAGGCGGCTACCGGGGCAACACAACCAAGAGAATGATCACTTAACCCTATCGGACACCTGAACCTTTTACGCATATCAAGAATGGTGTGCAGGTTCATACTCTCCAGGGATGCGGGATAACTCGACGTGCATTTGAGTAAGGCCACCTTGTCGTGCTTGTTCCGCACTAATTGCAGCGCGTGCTCAACTTCGTCAAGTGCCCCGCCCCCTGTAGAGATTATTACGGGCTTACCTGTATTAGCTACAGTCTCGATTAACTTGTCAAAGAGCAATTCATAGGACGCTATCTTGTACGTCCTGATTCCTATCTGCTCGGCGAACTCAACCATTTCAGGATAGTATACACTGGCGATAAAGCCAAGGCCAAGGCCGTCGGCAATGTTCTTCAGTTTAACCACCCAGTCGAGCGGCATAGCAGCTTTTTCGTACAATTCATGTAAAGTTTGGCCCTTCCAAGGACCATCTTGTATTTGTCCGTCGTTATTATCTGCCATGCCGTCCGGTTCATACATCTGAACCTTCACCGAATCGGCTCCGACCTTATGAGCGACATACACTAACGCAGCCGCCCGCTGGTACGATTGCAAATGGTTGGCCCCAATCTCTGCTACGATATGGCAGCCTTTATTCCACGGCATCCTCGTACATACCGCCGCCCCATGCGTCGATACGGTCGTTCGCGCCCCTAAATTCGTCGAGCCAGTCATTATACTTACCTTCCCATATTTTTGCTTTTACTTCATCGCCGATAGCACCCCACGCCTGTGCAACTGCATAGAGTATCAACCCCTGATCCGCCCCCGATATGTCCGACGGAGATGTGGTATTCGTCGTTAAATCTTCAGCGTAGAAATCTCCGTCAAGTCGAATATCTGCGTCACAATACGCCGTCGCACACAATGGGATCATCTCAATGGCATTACCCCGCCGCGTCCACCGCTGGGGGATACCTACCGGAACATCAGAATGAGTCGGGTCCGGGAACTCCTCGTCCCACACATCAATATGTGTATACTTCAATGGGACAGATTCGTTGCCGTCGAGGTATGTCACATTAAATATGTGGCATGGTGATTGCGTAGTCGCGTCCCCGACAGTCCAATCGGTAAGAGCATACGACAGCACTACGGTAGTATCCACACTGGTAGTATTTTTGAATACCATGTTATGAATACCGGGCACTTTCTCAACTACCTCTTTCTGCGCCTCGTTAAGCCATCGCGTACATCTCGTATCGTCGCACAAAGCCGTATCGCCCGTTCGACCTACAAGAGCCTGCACTTCATCAACTAATTCTGCACCTGTCATATTTTTATCCTTTAGTCCGAGGAGGGGACTTTCGCCCCCACCCCCAGACCTGAGAAGGACTTGTTACCATCCAGCTATAATATAGACACCCGGCCCTGTAGTGGAATCACCCAAGGTGAAGTCCACTGTGCCATTGGTATTGGTATTACCGACAACTGGCCTGCCCGCGGCGTTATCGTGCCCGAATATCAGGCCGCCTACAACATAAGACAAAGTCGTTGGAATAGCCTGACTCAGAGCCGCTGTGCCGCTCCAGCAGCCAGCCTCCAATCGCAAGCCGGGAATACTACCAGACATTTGCCGGATATCATTTGTCACATCTGCAAATCCCATAGTCAACTCCCTAATATCCAAAAACTAACCAGTTGTTCACACCGGCACAGGTTACATCCATTGTGAAATCAATGTACCCGCGTCCGAACGTATGGTCGGCCAGTTCTTGCGTAGTTATACAACCCATGTTTATCGGGTCCCCACCGACCGCACCAGCCGTAGATATGCACATACAAAAGCCACCTACAATGCTTGTCAGGTTAGTGGGTATCCCATGGGAAGCTGAACAGCCCGCCGTCTCATCGGTAAGATAAGATGCGTCAGCCACGCCAACTTCAATACGCATACCATGAGCGGATGCCGACTGCTGTTTGTTTATGTCCCAGCCACTTGCCATAATCCACTCCTTTACCAGCCAAATACCAAATAGAAATTACCACCGCCAGTCCCGGCACAAGTCGCATCCATCGTAAAGTCGATGTGCGGCTGAAGACCGAGTAAGGCGTCACGAGTAGTATCACCAGTCGAAATCTCGACCGGACCAGCAGCAGTTATGCAACCTACAGTGCCGCCACTTGTACTTGAGCAGACCATCCAGCCAGCGGCAACGTGCTTGAGTGTAGTGGGTATCGAATGCGATTCGCTCGCATCATCACCATACACAGTCGTAACGTCGTCCGGCCCTATATAGCCTACCTCCATCTTGAGGTGTCCTACATAGCCGGTATATTGGGTATCAATGTTAATACCAGCCATAATCAGCCATCCTTTCTGTTAATCAGCTTCGAGGGCATAACCTATCGCTACAGGAACAGCGCCTACAGCACCAGTGGCATCGGAAATCTGCGAGATGTCAATGGCAGTCAAAACACCAGAGGCCGCCGTGTACTCAAGGAACACCGCACCAGCCCTGACATCGTCGGTAGTTACGCACGCCCCGCCAGCCGAACCGGCAGTGCCCTGAAGAAGTGTTGCATCCAAACACGGACACACTCCACCAACCCAGAACCAGCCATACTGATAACCTGCGAGCGTAGCACAAGGAACTGCGATAGGAAAGCCTTTCGTGCCATCCCAGCCTAATGTGGTATAACACGTCGCCAGTACGTATGCAGGTTGAGACGAGCCATCGTTATTGGCTATCTCGTAAGTCGCATCAGCCACATCAGCGGTAAGACACGTATGAGCACACCAGAACTTGCCGTCACTGAAATCAGCACTGACATCTGCTGCTGAACTATAACACGCCAGGTTGCCGTAGTACATTGTGTAATAGCCCGGTTGTCTCGTATTGTCCGTATAAGCCATTACCTTTGTGCCGACAGGAAAAGCAGGCGTAGTCACACAACTGTGGCTTGTGCCGTCCCAACCGTCTACAGGTATGCTCATGTTCGGATTGACAGGACCCGGAAACCCGTCATTGAGAATAAGTTTTGTTAATGGCAATCCCGCCATAGTATTACCCCTTTCTAACTTACGTTACTTAGCCACATAGACGAGTTCGGCTTCCAGCATACAAGATTGCCAGCCCACATAATTCGGGACAGCCACATGTCGTAGCCGTTGGAATTCTCGGCCTGCCACTTGAACGGAGTCATATTAAAGTTTCTTGCTGTGTGGATTCTCATTTCCCAATACCTCATATTGAGAATGAATACCCACGTCTTCATTGTTGACGTTGTTTGCAGGTACGGAACGCTCGTAATAGTATGGCCGTCGAGAACCATCTTTGTGAGCTTCTGACTGGCTGTACCATTAACCGGGGCCGGATAACCTACAGTTCTGGCCTCCATCTGAGCCCTTAGCTTGTTGTATAGCGTGGGGCACATGCAAATGTACAGATCGTTGGCAGTCTTCATGTTGTGAGCAATAGAAGACTCTGAAATCCACTTCCGCAAATTCGCAACGGTAAGGTTAGTAGCCGTTCCCTGCGAACTCGATGTAACAGACTCGTTCAGACCAGCCGGGTCTGCACCCTGCCACGAGTCGTTCGTACCGCCGCTAAACGACCTCGTTCGCGTACCATAGGTAACATCATGGTCGAGTGCGGACACAAGAGACTGAAAACCAGTTGCACCATCAGCAACGCCAGTGGTGCTACCGGAATTAAATATCTTCTTGCAAAGATACCTGCGGACACCATCGTGACCCTTTTCAGTCAGGTGTGAAACGAGATCGAGAAGTTGCTCTTCGTCGCCCGCTGTAGCATTTTGCAGATATTCGTCCACGTCATACCGCAGTGGCATAGTCGCCATCTTCCATGTAAACCGTGGCTTTTGGAGCGATGTGGACTTCTGATCCACCAGCGGCATACCAACCACGTACTCCTGAACCAAATCCTCAGTAGTGCCATTGTCCGTTAGTCGTTCAATGTACGTTCCGCCCTTATACGATACCTGCCTTCGTCTTTGCAACTCTTCAACTACAGGAGTCGCCATGTATACTTCGTCCACCAGTGAACGTATGAATAGTTCACGAGTGGCTTTCGTTAAATCAGATGTACTCATTTAGAAATACTCCTTTAACGATGCTTCCAGCCATCGTCTTTTTTCATGTCAGCGAGCACCTCCGACATTGAACCGGTCTTTACCGTATCAATGTTAGCTGGAGATAATCCGCCCAGACCGCTATCGGACGTAGGGGGCTTGGGTTTTTCCTTCGGCACATGTTTCTTGACTACCTCGGCATAGCACTTCTTCATAAGTCTATACCCGGCAAACTGTGACGTAGGCTGTCTTTCCTTGCCACTATCAACAAGACTGTCAGCCAGGACCTTCGCTTCATTGCGATACTTCGCCCCGAACTCATCGTCACACGCACCGAGAACTTCTTCCACAGCCTGAGTATGCACCCGCACCTGTTCCTGTTGGGCCTCTTTCTGTTCATAGACCCTAACCTTGTCCTTGTGCGTGGCTACCTCTGCACGAACTTCCTGAAGTTGCCGATTGAGTGTTTCGATATTACGAATCACACTCTTGTCGACAAGGTCGGGATCGAGATTGTCCAACCTATTCTTTTCGTCGGTTATGGTTTTCTCTTTGTCGGCCAGTTTAGTCTCGATACTCTCCAGCTTCTCGCGGATATTATTCGTTTCCGTGCGAGCAGCCAAAGCCTCATTGCGAGCCTTTTCAGCATTTGCCCGCTCCTGGTCAAGCTGTTGCCTCTGCTTGTCCCATTCGGCTTCTTTGGCTTCCTTGGCTTCTGTGGTTTTCTCTTCGACTACTGGTTCTACTGTGGTCTCTTGTTCTTTTTCAAGTGTGAACGGTATGTCTTTTGCCTCGTCCATTTAGCGTTACTCCTTGGTTTTGAGCTTGTATCTCTTACCTATAGTTAGTGACATGGTTCTCTGATTGGGACGTGCCCCTTTAGCTATCCATGTCAAACAGGTACTTATCATTTTTTTCCTTCTTCATTCGACTCTTCCTCTTTACGAACCTGATCTCTTACTTTCTGACGGTCCTGCTCGAATATCCGCCCTATCTGGCGGCCTTCATCCAATATCTTTTCCCGCTCCTTGTCCAGCTTCTCCTTCTCTATGTTCTTAGCGGCCACGCCGCCCATCGTCTGTTCGGCCTGACCGAACTCCTGCTTCGCACGCTCAACAAGCATCTGAACCGCCTGCTCAGGTGTCACTTCGCCCTTAGTCACAGACTCGTATAGTTGCAGGAACTCCATATACTGCTGCCATGCAGCATACTTGCCAAGCAACTTGCGGTAGTTGGGTATATTGAGAATCCTGAGCATTTCAGGGAGCATCGGATTAGCAACAGGATTCGCCATAAGCTCGTAAGCCTTGGCATACTGCATCATCCGCTTTTCGTCGTCGAACGGAAGGGCAGTGCCAGCCTCCACCGAAACGTCGAACTTAAAGTCCTTCAGCTTTTGAGTTATCTCTATAATGCCCTGCTTGCGATCCTCGCCGAGAATCCGCACTATCCGGCCTTCGTCGTAATACAACTGGTCCATCTCTGCGGTGAGTTGGGCAACTTGACAGACCCAGTTCTTCTGGTATATGCTCTGTAGGTAAACCCTATCAAAACTGGACATCGTAAGATGCTGAGACTGAGTAGCTGACATTTCGCCCGGCTCTTTTTCACCGCGAGCCGTAGACTGAAGACCCTGTAAGTTCTTGTACTCCTGAGAGAATAAATGGTATAACTGCGTTGCACCCGAACTTGGCTGAGGAGGATCAATTATCTTGATCCTATTACCAGATATAGCACCCTTAACAACCCTGATAATCGCACCGGCTCCAGCCGCTATGCGGAAATGCTTCTTAGTACGGCCAGGTGGTGCGGAAATTGCACCATCTTCGAGAATTATCTTCGGGTCTCCGAACTGCTTTAGATTGTTCACGAGATGAGAGACGGTAACATTTATCATGTCCTGAGCGCTCTTGTACATCTGAACGCCGTCGACGCCCTGCCACATATGAGGAAGAAGGTAGTGGGGAACTACAATGAACGGCCAGCGGGAGAACTGCCATACCTGATTGTCCTCGTTAAGAATCGTCTCACAGGCGCGAATAACATATCTGCCTTTGGGATACTTCGGCTCTTTCCACTGCCTTACCGTCTCCGTAGGCCAGCTTGCAGCGTTCATTGGCGCGTATGAATCGGTGTCTATGAAGTTGCCGTTCATATCCCTCAAAATCCGACCCTCTTGCTCCAGCCGTTCCGCGGGGATGTTTTGCTCCTCTTTCTCGTTAGTTGTCTCATCGTCGAAGAAATATGTTTCAGATACCTTAACGAACTCCGTCTCATCGTTGGCGTCTACGCTCATTCTGGCGCTGTTGAGTATCTTATCGAGTAAAGGTGAAATCTGCTGGACGCCCATTCCCTTGTCCATTCCGCCCGTATTCGTGCCGGTAGACGTTATCGTCCCGGCGTTAATCGCACCGCGTATGCTATTGAGACCACTACCAGCGTTCTCGTCACGGTACTTCGTAGCTTCGTCCTTCAACTGTCTGGCAAAGTCCGGCCAGCGGTGAAGGGCATAGTCGAGAGTTGAATACCTGACCGTGCCACACGGCCCCTCGTCTATGCACTCGGCCTCAGATGCCCAGAACTCCGCCGGATGCCAAAGAGTATGCCTGACATCCCCTATCCATTCCTTCTTCTTCGAATCCCAACTCCTCCTCGGTTTCGAGTCCCAGTGTATCTTGCTGATCCAATAGCCGAAAAGATTGCCGTCCAGAAGAGCGCGTATCTGTTCGAGCCGCATACCGTGAGGAGCGAGAGAGTTTTCCCACTGGAACTGCAATAGCCCCTGCCATGTGTCGGCAGCGTCAACGTCACTACTCTCCTGTGGATTACAGGTTATCTCAGCATCTATCTTGGCCAACTTCGATATTTCCTGCATCATCGCGGGCCAGATGTAGTTTATGATAATCCATTCCCAGTCCTTGTGATGCTTCTTGTCCTGTAACTGGTCCCCGAAAGTATAGCGCATGGAGTTCTGGAAGATGGATACCCACTCCTTCGTGCGGGCCATGCCCGCCGCTTCCATCTTGTCCAGTCTTTCTATGAGTTTCGTGTCCTTAGCCACTATACACCCCAATAACCTTTAATCATACCAGCGATCTGTCCGGTGGCAGCGCCGCTTACACACATACTGCCCGTACTGTCCTTGAGCGTGGAGATAGGATCGTCTGTGAAGTTCCAAAAAACAGTGGATACCGTCTGTGAAGCACATACAAGATGTGGGGTAAGAGCAGTACCGGCGGAACCATCGTAAATCACTCCCGAAGTCCCACTACCGCAAACCAACTGAACAGACTCAACGAAAAATGCCGCGACAGAGTCGTCGCCAGCCTTCAGGAAAATAGGTTCAGTCCCATTTACCGCCGTCTGATCGAAAGTGTAAACATATTTACCGCTCAATGTGCGGTGTGAAGTTACGTCGAAAGACATAAATGCCCCCTATTCTGTGTAATCCTGGTCAGTCTGGTCAGGTTTGCTGAAAATACCATCAAAAACCGTTTCGTTGTCAAGTGTCCTAAATGAAATACGCATACCGAGTCTCAGTCCGTACCAGGTAAGACCAGCCCCTAGGAAAATCCCAACCACCAAAGTTATCAACGGTAGAAAACTAGTCATCTTCCTCCTCAATCCCGTAATCTATAGCGCCAACAACAGCTAAATCGCTAAGAACACCGTCTTGTGACGCAGCCTCCGAGCCAGTATGCTCGTAAGGATAAACGCCCCGCGGGGCATCGCTGCGAATGTGAACCTGAAGAGCTATCATGGCCGCAAAAAGAAGATCGTCGTGCTTGCCGGGCCGGTGAATGGGCTTGCCCGTTTTGTCGTATGCAAATGTCTCGCTCTCGTCAACTATATCGCTGAAGGTAAGATGAATACTACGCTCCTTCATCGCCGTTTTCAGGCTCTCAACAAGCCATCGACGGGTAATCATAGTAGTACGCCAGCCCAAATTACTGCTGTCTGCAACAGTATCCTGCTCATCGTGGACCTGACGAGCGTAAAGCTCAGGATAACCAGCATCTCGAAATATCTTCAATACCTCCATGCCCGTAGGTATCTCAGGGGCAACCAAAGCCTTATTGTAAAACTCCGCCATCTTCAAACATTGATAACCTAAATCACTCTGGTTGCCCTGACCGTGGTAAATGGCGTCAACGCGGCCCTCAACACGATCAAATATAGCCACCCCATGCCTGTCAAGAGAACTCTTAATGTTGGCCGGATCGCTCAATCTGGCCTCCATCGTGTCTATTCCCATAGTATAGGCATGGCCAGGCTGGGGAAGTCTCGCTATCTGCCAGCAGTTAAAATGTCTGTCAACATCAATAACATCAAAATTATCCCGACCTTCAAGAACGCAATAACGCGGCTCCTTAGTGCATAAATTACGCTGATAAGAAATATCGTCAGAACTAAATACAGGATTGCCCGCGACTTGAAACGCCTCCAACGCCGTTGATGGATATTCCTGCTTGAAGAAACTTTCATCGCCGCCAAGCTCCCGTATCTTTATCCGACGCCAATATAACTGCCCGTTATTCAACTTGAACCGCTTGGCTAACTCTCGCTCCTTCTCGTCCTTGTAAAACTCAGGAGGTGGAGACTCAATGTATTCAGGAAACTCAAACCAAGGGAAAAAAACAGGTATGTAACCAGCAAAATTCTTCTCAACCTTCCACCTGTCAACCGACTGCCAGAATAAATCATAAAAAGCACCGCCAACGCCATTCGCCGTACTCTCCAAAATCACCGTAGTCTCAGCAACATTAGGAACCATCTGGAATAACGCACCCAAACCACTCACCGCACGCGGCCAAAACGCACACTCAGACGCGTGGAGAAAGTGGGTAGTGCCACCTCTACCCAAAACGTCCTTGCCAGCCGTCTGTGTCAAAAACCGACTCCAATGAGGCGGTGAATAAATGATCTCCTTGCGGTTACTCGACTTCGTCTTGCGACTAACCGGTAACTGCTCGTGGAATATACGCGTCATGTTGAATATGAAGTCCGTCGAGTCCGTGTCAGCACTTACAGCTAAAGCCGTCCGTAAAGCCGTGTTGTATATGTACTCAAAGCCACGAGCCTCACTCCAGGTGCTCCAACCTACCTGACGTGGCTTCAATAAGACTATCCGGACAGGGTTGCCGCTCTTACGCTGACGCTCAATTACAGAATCTAACTGTAACTGACCTATGTTAGCCTCCAAAGGAACCAAAGAACCAGCCTTGTTGATAATCTTTAAATTATCGTTTATCCACATCCGTGACGAAGGTATAGTGGCTGTAAACCTCATGATGCTATTACATTCTCCACCTTAACTAACTTAGCCCGCTTAACTATCCGACGACGACGCTTCTGAATGTCCTCCCACTCCTTCGCACTGTACTTCGCAACCTCGTCAACCCCGTCATTAGAAACCTTCTCCGTCGCAAACCAATGTAACCGTGTCAACATCCTGTCCGCAAAATTCCCGCTCTTGCTTACCTGACCCAACTCCTCGTAATACTCCATTATCCGTAAACGACTCGAATCTATCAAATCCGCGTACTCAACACCACGCTTAACTAACCCTAAATATGCCCCTATGTTACTAAAACCTAAAAACCTCGCCAAGCCACTCGCCGTCTTTATCCCACTCCCCTTGAAATACTTGTCTATCCGAGACTCCAACTCAACAACAGTCTTGTACTTGCTGAATAAACGCTTCGGGGGACGACGCTGAGAAACTAGAGGAGCCTCATCACCATCGCGTAAACGTATTACGCCCGCAAGCTCCTCATCCAACTCAATAGACTTGTCCAGCTCTGTGTCCATAGTACACCATATATAGTATGAAAAAAGAATAACAACACTACATGTAGTAGTCAAGTGTGAAAATAACAAATTCTACGGGAAGGGTAAGTATATACCATACCTCCCCCCCCCTTCCCCCCCCAGGCCCCTTCTACGTGGTTTTTTTCTCCCATATACACAGACATGCCTCTCGGCGCCCTCTGGCTTGCTGCCTGCTGGCCTGAACACCCGTAGTTGACATCAACCCACCGAAGCCTGCGTTCGGGCCTTGTGGGGTGGCTCTCGCGCACCTAATTGCATGGCCTGCTACCCGGGGCA